GTGAGGCTTCTATGCTGTCCCTATAAGCCTTCTCGCTGTGCATTAGCACAGTGGCAGACCCTCTAATCAGTGCAGCAGCTTGCCCATGGAGGTGCTGCTCAGCGATATCTGCGGCCTGCATCATGCCTGCGATGTAATCTTCCAGGTCAACTTGGCGTTGGTCGTGAATCAGGGGCTTTTTTTCGCACATTGCATCTCTCCTATAGCGGTTTGAACGTATAGGGAACCTTAGTTGAGATGTCAATATGGTGCCCCAGTGGGGTAAATGGTACCTAAGTTTTAATAGGGGGTGGGTTTGCTAGATAAAGATTGAGAGATTTGGGCGGGGATTTGTTAGGGGGGGGAGTATGAAGGGGAATGGAATTGGATTGGGATCGTTTGAGTGGATAATCGTTTGAGTGGATTAGTATGTAGAGCGCCGCTGCCTCCACCCCGTTGATCTGGGTGCCCCACCCCCGGTGGGGTCTCCGGGACCAGCATCCCTTGCGGCCCCGGCTTAACCTATCCAATGCGCCGCTATGTCAGGAAGCAATCCTAGCTAGTTTCTCTCTGATAGCCTGCTCAATCTCGCTAGCGTCGCGCGTAGTTACGGTTTCGGTCTGAACCTTTTCGGTGAATAGAGACACGTCGGTCATTTTGCCTAATAGTTCTAGAGCGCGAACACGGACATTGGCGGGATTAGATGTTGATTGGCTCTCTTGCCAAAGTTTATCGATGACGTGTTGACGTATACGTGTGGAATCAAGCGATTCCCTCCCCCTATTCTCAGTGATCAACGCATTGACTCTCTCGGCTATCTCGCGGCGCGCCATCAACTTGCAAGCCTCATTGTTAATGATGTTCGGCTTCATATTGCTGGCGTCATACGCGGCACGATAGGCATCCGACAGATTGCTACCCTTCGCCACATGCTGGCAGAATGCTTCCTGCTTTGCCGTAAGGCCATTGGCGTCTTTACCCTGACCTGCCGATAGCCTCACCACCTTGGTATCGGTGTCTGGCACTAGGGATAGCTTTGGCCTGGCTGTAGGTGATTTTTGGATAGATGCGTTTGGCCTGGCGCTAGGTGATTTCCTCCCCCTAGCTTTTCCCTTCCCTTCTATATTGCCCTTGTCCATCACCAGCCCCTTGCCCCGTAAACGGGTGTCGCGTGGAACATATGGCGAACCATTCACCATGCGCCGCGCTTGGACAACATACATCACCGCGAATTGATTAACAATGCAGCAAAAACACCTGACAAACCCACATTATAATCTAGTCCACAAAAATACACATATTAAGACACTACTATACTATATTTGCTTTATAAGAATAATTGCGTGCCTATCTCATCCATCACATATCGGAGCTTATAAAATGTCGACCCTTCCGCTCGCCTTCATCACCGACCTTCACGTCTCCCTGGACGCCGAGGTTGCCACCATCAACGCACGAACCGCAGCCAAGCCCCGCCGCCTCACCTGGACCGCAGTGACCAAAGAAGCCCGCGCCATGGGCTGGACCGTCCGCGCCACCGGCTGGGACAAAGAACGAGTAGCCTACCCATTGGGAACATCGCAGAACCATTGGACCGCCATCTTCATCAGTGACCCCGAGGATATGCTGGGCACTGTCAAGGCGACAGTGAAGGCGACGCAAGATAGCCTGGACATGTCCCGCGCCCATGGTTTTAAGGCCGGTTTCGACAAGGCAAGCGAGCATCTGGGCGACGTGGTCCCGGATATGTGGATCAATCGCGAGAACCACACCCCCGAGCCGGACGCCAGCCCCGAGGAATGCTGCCACGCCGACGCATGGAATGCAGGCTTTGCCGATGGCGCGCGCATGGCCACTGAAACCGCCCGAGAGAATATCCCCGGCCTCACCAATACCCTGCCCATCAATCAGCGGCATCAACTCCGCAATGACATGGGACAATGGGGCCGCCCCATTCGCGATGATGCCGATTGGGGCATCATGTTCGCGATTGACGGCGTCGACGTATGCCGAGAGATGGGCAGGGATCATGGGTTTAATTCCTATGACACCGCAATCGCATGGCTCCGCACCGCAGCCCACACCAAATGGCACCGCATCACTTCCTTCTATGTGTTCGCATGGTGACACTGGCTAGGGGGTTTTACCCCCTCGCCTTCTAATCCCCTGGCCCCCCCGGAGGATTAGACGGCGATCATGCCGATTTGGAGATAGAACTATGCGAGAAAAGACAATTGTAGACAATATATTCGACCGCCTCGCGGCATCGAATGTCGCCGAGAGCATGGCGCGAGATGTTCGCGCATCGAAAACCGAGGGAAAATATCACGCTATCGTGATGCATTCCCACATCGCCGCCCCGCGCGTTGTGCAGCGCCATACTATCCACCGCACCCAGGCGGCCGCCGCCCGATCCCTGTCCAAGGGTATCAGCGCCTCCCGCATCCCCGCCCCAGGCTATGTCACATGGTGCGCCATTGTCGCCCCCGATGGCCGAGTGATGAGCTTGCGCCAGGCGCAGGGCAAAACCCCAGGCGAGGTGTGGCCCAATCTCGCCGCCGATATGCGCGAGGTAGCCGCGCAATGAGCACCCTGTCTCCAACCGCCGCCGCCGCATTGGCGCAGGCTATGGCAACCCGAGGCCCCCGCAAGGGATACCTCAAAGCATCCGCCCCGCCATCTGGGACGCTAGCCTATGCCGCATGGCAAGGCGCGATGCTGTCATGCAATCCCTACAAGGCGAGCATTGCCGCCCTCATGTTCGCGACCCCCGAGCAACGCGCCATCACGCGCGAGGTGGAAGCCTACTGCGATGCCCTGCCCCGCGCCCAGCGTATCGCCCTGGACTTTGACCGCCGCGCCCTCGAAGCATTGGGGGCATGGTGACCATGAATAATTATGCAGAATTCAGCCCGGACCATATCCAGGAAATGGCAATATTCGCCTCAGAACTAACCCGCCAAGGCATACGATATTTTATCGCCGAATATGATGGCCGATATCGCGTTACGATCACCGGATATTGACCATCCGGCAAAGCGGCATGGTAGGGCATCCCCCTGCCATGTGCGCCCTGCCCGATGGCCAATCCTGGCCCATCGCACCGGAGGCTAAAGCATGCTCACGCACCTAACCATGAAAAGCAAAAACCGTAAGGTAGGGCCGATCCCAGTCTCAACATCTAGCAAAGCCACATGTTGGGACGGTTGCCCCATCTATGACGGTGGCTGCTATGCCGATGGTGGCCCCCTGGCCATGCATTGGCGAGCCGTCACCAATGGCCAGCGCGGCATGGGATGGGAGGAATTCTGCGCCATGATCGACGCCCTGCCCGATGGTCAATTATGGCGACACAATCAAGCCGGCGACCTGCCCGGCGAGGGGGCGAAGATCGATCACCGCAAGCTTAAGCGATTGACCAAGGCAAACGCAAACAAGCGAGGCTTCACTTTCACTCACAAGCCGATGACCCCCAGCAACCGCGCGGCCGTGGCCGAGGCTAACGCCGCAGGCTTCACCATTAACTTGTCCGCAAACACCTTGGCCCACGCCGATGAGCTTGCCGATCTAGGCATTGGTCCCGTGGTGGTGCTGCTAGATGCAGAGGAAGGCAAACGCCACACTCTACGAACCCCAGCCGGGCGGCTGATAGAGACATGCCCGGCGACCTACCTTGACGATACTACGTGCGTTGATTGCATGCTTTGCGCCCGGCCAGACCGCAAATGCATCATGGGCTTCCCTGCCCATGGCAGCCGCGCCGCCATGGCCCGAGCCGTGGCCAGCGCCGCGCCCCGAGTGACCATCCGCCGCGTCAAGACCGCAGCCTAACCCACGGGGGGCGGATATCCCGCCTCCCTCCCCATCCTGGAGAGTGACCAATGCAGAACGACACCGCGCGCCGCTTAACCGGCAGCGCTGCCCGCAAGCATTCCCATGTCCTGGCCCCTGTCAGGGCCGGATATCTGGACGCTAGAGCGGGGAGGCCATACGCGCCCGAGCATGACTGCGCGGCTGCGTGGTGGCAAAATAACTATACCATCGGGCGGCTGATAGCCATTGAATTGAAACACTCGCGTGGCTGCGCGGCTGCGTGGCCTGCCAATGTGGCCATGCCCAAGCATGTGGATGAGGCATCGCGGCTGGTCGCTTACAGCCTGCTACCCCGCCAGGATCAGGCGTAGAGCATGGCTGCGCGGCTGCGTCGCATGGCTGCGCGGCATGGCTGCGCGGCATGGCTGCGCGGCTGCGTAACATGAACGAATTGCAATAAAAT